AAGAGACTCGAAGTTGGGATTAGAGGTATTACTCTCTAGAATGGACTGAGCACGGTACATCTTACCTTGCATAATGTCATGCAGGGAATCAATGCCACGACGGTAGTGCATAGCTTGAGTAACATTAGAGTTGGGGTTCTGATAGTCTTGACCTTTACGGATTTGTAGGTCAATACATTCTTTTAGAACATTAACGGATTCACGATCTGACACAATAATCTCCTTATGCAAACATAGGTTCAGTATACACCGATTCTTCTGTTTTGTACATAGAAGAATTAGTATCGGGCTTAGCAATTTTTCCATCTTGCGCCCAAACATAATACATAACCGGCTTTCCTTTTTTATTAAAGTTAGATTCTCGGCATCGCATTTCTACAGAATCTTTAGCTTCAATTTGCACAATATTCATAGTAACTGTATCACCAATTTCTAAAGGAGCAGTGCGCGGAATAGGAAATCTAAAGAAAAGATAGTTATCGAAATCTTGACGGCGTGTCCATTGTCCAATCGTAACACTTCCACCGTTAGATACAGATTTAATTTCTACACGGTTATATCCAGGGATAATTGCGTCGTACGACATAGTGTTTGGGGTTTGAGCATGACCATTTGTTGTCAGGTGCCACTCAAGTAGAAGGCAATCTGCGTTCATTAAACATACAGATTCAGGTCTTCCATTAGCTTTAAATTTATGCTTATACTCATTGCGGTAATCAATAAACTCCTGAGTGATTACCACGTCATGTACTAATTGCATTAGAATTTTCCCGTATTGCTTTCATGTGATGGACCTTCCCAACCTTCTGGCTTAACCAGATCAGGCAGACCTAATGGATTAGGACGTGATTCTTTAACGCCGACTTCTTTAGACATATTGGCCCTGAGTACTTCGTCCCAAGCTTTGTATGCATCAACACCAAAGGCATCAAGCGTGCCAATAGCTACAACACATAGATCGATAAGGCCGTCGACAATTTCTTCTGGATCAGCTTCACCAGCAGCCTTACCTGTTTCATTTAGTTCTTCACTAAGGAAGTTAAGCCGGAAAGACAAATATGATGCTAGTTTAGTTGCACCCATCTTTTCAACAGATTCATGCACGCCAAACTTAGCATGCATATCATTAATATCTTTTACCCAATCTTTAGACATAGTAATCTCCTTATGTTAAAAATAGATTGTATCATAAAAAAGGGGGCTTGTAAACCCCCTAATTGATTAAGCGTTGAAAGAATATCGGTAGTAGAGAATATCGAGTGTGTCATCGATGAATTCTCTGTCGGTTGCTAGTAGTGTATTAGGAACTGTACCAATAGCGAGAATCTCTTTTTTGATTGCTGCAATCTGATCGTATCGGTCAGCTGTTTTAAAGTTAAGTTTGTTGGAAACTTTTTGTGCAATTTGTACTGGTGAGTAGAGAGACATTTGGTTCTCCTTTGGTGAAGAGGTTATATTATTAATATAGACACTTCTAGAAAAAAGTAAACCCCTAAAAAGACTTTTTTTGATTCTTTTTAAGGGTTGTTACCAAAATGATACACTTACTTAATCTTGCTAAAGTTTTTGTCTTTGTAGAACTCTATTTTGTGTTTGAACCTGTTATCTAGGATTTCACCTTTATGTGAGATAACAAATACGTTAGTAGTTTCTCCTAGGAAATAAATGATCTTAAACAAGTTTTCAATGCCATCATTATCCAGACTGGAGTCAAACGTTTCATCCAGGACCAAAAGGTTTGTAGCCACGCTGTTTTTCATATTAGCAATCTGACGCCAAGTAAACAGCAGTGCCAAGTCGATCCGTTGCTTTTCACCTTCACTGAAGGAATCATAGGAGAAGCTATCACGGTGACGTGACCGGATGGTTTCGTTAAAGGCTTCATCCAGTTCAAAGTGCACGAAGAAGTCTAGGGTCTGTAGGTAGTTGTTGATGTACTTGTTCATAACAGGCAAGTACTGACGAATAATTTTAGTCTTGATGCCTGTGTCCTTTAACATTTCCATCATAGCTTTAGAGTAATCGTGTTCCCTATCCAGTTCCATTTTCTCAGTGATCAGTGTATCCTTACCATCAATAAAATCTTCTAACTCTTGATTTGCCTCCACGATGTTTGTTTTGGTACCAGATATTTGTGCAATCTCACGCTCAAGCTTAACGATTGTTTCATGTGCCCAAAAATATTTAAGATTATTTTCATTATATTCCTCATTTAATTTGCGCTGTTCATTTGACTTATTTGTCAGAGTATCTAATAATTCTTTACCAGTATTAATTTGTTCTTTTACCGCCTGAAACGTCTTTTGGATTTTCTTCGCTTTCTCTGCGATACCTTTAACTTTTTGTTCTTTAATATCCGAGTCAATCTCTTGCGTACAAGTCGGGCAAACGTCATTGTCCTGAAAGAACTTATCCTCTTTAACAAGTTTCTTCATCTCCTTCTGAAGCTGGGGTTCCTGCATTCGTGCAGAATCAAATGCCTTACCTGCCTCTTCTAACTGTTCGTTGAGTGTAGAGTATTCAGCCTGGAGAGCTTCTTGTATTTTTTCATTTTGCGCATTGATTTTCCTAATTGAATTTTCATGCGTCGTGATTTCGGTTTGTTTCTCACGAATCTTCTCCTCGTTCAGGTTTTTAATATCACGGATATATTTCCGCTGCATCTCGATCTTGCTACGTACTATGTCAACCTGGTGAGTCTTATCCTGAATTTGATCCTTAATGGTACTTACATTATCTTTCAGAATACCGTTCATCTTAGAAAAGATATTAATGTCAAGCAAGTCTTCAATGACTTCGCGGCGTTGCCCTGCAGCCAATTGCATAAATGGCACAAAGGACGATGAACCAAGTACTACGATCTGGTGAAAAGATTTATGGTTAAGCTTGAGGATATTTTGCTCAAGCATTTTTTGGAACTCCCTGGCGTGGGAGCTTTCATTAAACATTTTACCATTACGGTAAATTTCAAATACTGCAGGTTTAATACCACGTACAACTTTATAGTGGTTAGGTCCTACTGCAAATTCAACTTCTACCAAACAGTCTTTGCCGTTAATAGTATTTACTAGTTGAGGTTTATTAATATTACGGTATGGCTTACCAAATAAACCAAATGACAAAGCATCCAGCATAGTGGATTTACCTGCGCCATTACCACCTACAATAAGAGTAGTAGATACAGAATCTAGTTTAATTTCTGTAAACTTATTGCCGGTGGATAGAAAGTTTTGCCATCGAACAGTATTAAATTTTATCATAGAATTTCAATCGATTGTGCTTCAGTATACAAATCCCGCATCCTTTGCTTAAGATGTGATTTTTCCAGAGCAGTTTCTGATTCCTCGATATAATCATCCAAAAGACTTTGCGTATCATCCAGTGATACGTCAGTATCTTCGTTATGGCCAATAATATGATCAAAGTTCTCAGCAATTTTAAGGTCATGCAGGTTTTGATCTTGTAGCTTATCAAGAAAAGATTCAAACATTTGTGGATTAGTTTTATTCACAACTACTACCTTAACAAAGTGCCCTGTAAAATCCGGTACCCTATTATAATCATATTTGGCATCATTGTACACTACTTTTTTGAATAAAGTGTGCGGATTAGGAATAGCCCATATATCACGTGTTTCTGTATCTAAAACATGGAAGTACTTTTTATCATTGCAATCTGACCAAAAGAATTCCATCTGAGAACCCAAATAATGAATGTTGCCAGCGCTGCTTTTAGTATGATAATGTCCAGAAAGAACAGACTCAAACCGTGAGAATATATTAGGGTCCATACCGTGATCTGACTTAATGCCACGCATCATTTCAAATCCATTCAGCTCTAAATGGCCACCTAAAATATCTGCCTTACAGTTTTTAATAAAGTGTAAAGACTCTTCGGTGTTATCTTTAGCCATCCAAGGAAGAAGAGCCATACGCAAAGAGTCGTACTCTAATACGGTAGGCTTTTCAATGATTGTAACTTCATTGATAAAAAATCCAAGGAGTTCTTTGAGAGAGTTGGGAGTATTTGTATCTTTAAAATACGTATCATGATTACCAGGAATAATATCCATTCGGATACCCAGTTCACGCATTGGTTCTAGAAAATATTTACGATTGTCATTTAAAGCTTTAATGTTAATAGCTTTACGATTATCGTAGTAATCCCCTAGATGAATGATTTGCTTAATACCGCGTTCCATAAGAAACGGAAAAAATGTTTTAGTGTAGAATTTAGAAGCATTATCTAAAAATACATCAGACGAATTACGAATACCCAGATGAGTATCGTTCAAAATAGCAATTAACATTTATCTCACTTAATAATATTAGCAATCATTGTTTCAAACTGTTCGACCTTTTCGTTACGATTAGGCCAATAGATATAATCCTTTTCAGGATTTTTCTTGAGATTAGATAGGAGAGGTAGAATGGCATTGTAGAGTTTGTTTACTTTATCTTCGTATGATGATGCAGTGGCTTCAGCTGAAGCTGCGCTCTCGGCTGTCTTCTGGACAACTTCTAGTTCCTGTTCATCAACGATAGTAAATCCAAAGTCAAAGATATCGTCTGACATTATAGCACCTTTAAAATCTTTCGTCCTTTTTTATCTTCTCTCAAATCACCATAGTAACCAATAGAAGACATATATAGTGTTTCATTTTTAATAGAGTCCAGATATTCTATAACAGATTTCTTCTTAACACGAGCCGGGATTTTAGTCGCTGCATTAAGAGAAACCTCGCCATAAATAATATCTGCTGCGTTAACTATCTTTTTAAATTCTCTAAGAGAATACCGTTTCATACAAACTCCGTTAAATCTGAATCGTTAGTCTTACGAATTCTACGTTTAGGCAAGGGCGTATCTGGCTTTATATATTCATCATCAGTCGTTTCTAATTGATCGCGCATCTTATTCTTAACTTCTTCAATATATGTCATTGTAATCTGTCTAGAATATTCATCCTGATTGCTATTTATTTCAAATAGATCAGATGCGTACCCATTATTAATAAGCTCATCTTTGATTTCTTTTTGTTTCTTTTCCTTGGCAATACGTCTAAGAAAAGCATAGTAACAAATCTGAGTAAAATATGCAAAAGCATTTGGCTTACCTGTTCGAGTGGCAGCTTCGATGTTATAGTTACGAATGGCACGCAGGCAATTCTCAATTGCATCCATAACCATTTCATCACGGTATGAATAGCCAATAAAATTGGGTTTTCGCGAAAGGCCGTGTGCTATTTGTTGAAAACCCAATGCCACGTAATCTGGAACAATAGGTTTAATTCCCTCAGCATCTTGATACGCTTCAACATAATCACAGACTGCCTGAGAAAAGTCCTTGTTATTAATGTAATTGTCTTTTTCTTTTTTAACTCGGGCCATTCTGAGGATACCTTTAGGGTTATTAATATAAGGTATTATACACTGTAAAAACTGAAATGTACACATAATTTTTTTATGTACAAATGGTAAAAATTAGTATATAATAACAGTACTGTTGCGGGGGGAGAGGTATATACCAATCAATGTAATGTAGGTTTTTCTAATAATTCATCTGGCATTTCAATTTGTTCTACTTCAGGTTCATCTGATTCTTTAGGTTCAGTCAAGCTTTTAACTAGCTCTTCCCTGTAATTATAATAGTTCTCTAAGACTAAATCTTCAGGTCCTGCTATAGATACAACTGAAGTACCAGCTAAAGTCATTACTTTACTATAGTCAGACCCCATAATCCATCTAGATAAGAACAATCTTTTTTCAGTATAATTATACCTAAGTTCTAATGGAATCTCAATTACAAAAAAGTGTTCAGTTGATTTGGATATACGAGCTACAATTTCTTCGCCAGTTACAAGCTTAAAAACTTTAACTGTATCATCGTCGTATTCTACTTGTACTTCATCTGTCATAGTGTTACCTCGAATACATCATAATCAAACTTTTCTCTTTTATATATCTTCATACGTTCAATGGCATGGAGAAGAGTATAGTTCTTTTTTTGTCGAACATGCATATCATCTGCAATATCATAGAGAGTAGTTGCACGACCATCTTCAGACTTCCGTAGGCCGCGTCCAATGGACTGTAATACTTTTACCTGAGACTTGGATGGTGATGCGAAAATAATATTATGTAGATTCTTAATGTTTACACCTGTAGAGAATGTACCCAATGAAGCCACGATAATAGCATTCTTTTGTTTCTCCACAATACCACGAATTTCTTCTCTGATTTCAGCATCAACTTCACCTGATACAAAGAAAACTTTGCGGCGTTCATGAGCTTTATCTTTAATCATATCATAAAGAATCTTGCCATGTTTTTCTACAAACTGAAATAAAACCAAGGTATTACCTTCTTGATCTAAAGCTAGATTTTGAATTAGCTTATTTCGTTTTACATTACTGACGATATGGTCAATTTCGTAGTGGTAATCTTTACTATTTATAATGTCGTTACATACTTCAGGAGCATACTTAAGAAGGAGCACTTTAATCTTTAACTGAGCTAGTGTATCTGCATCCATCAATTTTTTAGTGGTAGTTACATTATATACACGACCAAACAAACCTTCTAGTACAAGCTTATGTGTCTGTGTTCCATCTAGTGTGCCAGTGGTGCCAAATCTAAACTCGGCTTCTCTAGACTTATTCATAATACCAGAAAGTGATTTGGCTTTAAAGTTATGCACCTCATCGCCAAACACTGCACCAAACTGTTCGTACCATGTGCCTGGTAGCTTATAAATTGATTGCCATGTAGAAATGAATATACGTTCAGGCACATTGTGCTTGGGCATGCCAGAGTAAATTCTATGACAAAACTTTGATACGTCAAAGTCGTCATTCTTAGCGTACTCTTCAAAATCAGTATACATTTGTTGTACCAAGGAAGTTGTAGGTACCACAATAATAGCACGCTTATTATAATTATCTAAGAACCATCTCATTAGAATATAGATGATTAAAGACTTTCCTGATCCTGTAGGAGATAGTAGAATAAGTCGTTTAGAATGAATAGCCTGAGCTATGGCATTAAACTGATATTCTCTAGGTTCAAATGGTAGATTTAAAGAGTCAATGTACTTTGCTAGGTCTTTAGCATCAACCGCCACACTGCTATCTGGGCGGCCGTACGTAGTGTCATGGTCTAGATCAATAGTATAATTACGTGGCTTAGTAAATTCGTCTAGGTATTCGTATAACCCACACGGAAGCTCTTGTTTATTAATATCATATAATCTTACCTTACCATCCCAGCGTTTTGCCTTATAAGCAGGCATGAACTTGGCACCTGGAACCTCAAATGAAAAGAAGTCATTTAATTCATTTGCAATATGAGGTTCCGAGATGACTAGCAGCTGAGAATGGTTCTTCTTACGTACATGTAAGGTATTTGACTTCAGCTCCATTACTTAAGCTTAGGCCGCATAGTAGATGGCATTTGGAATAAAATGTTAATTGGGCCAGTGACTACATCACGGGCAAATACTGCCCAACAGATTACATTTTCGTCAGGATAGTTTTCTGCAATAAATTTTTTGAAGCTTGTCCCAGTAGTATACACATCATCTACAATAAGCACTGGATCATCCGGATTTCCTGTAGCAGACTCATTTAGCATTTCGCCTAATCGTGCACCGCCACGTGGAATTCCTACTGCTTTACGGAATGGCCGTGTTTCATATTCTAGAATAATTTTAGTAAGACACCGCCAGTCACTTACATAAAGTGCGTCCATTTCAATTTTCCAACCTAGCTTTAGGCCAGCATGTGAAATAAACTGTTCGTCTACAAATAAAGCCATATTATCCTCCGGATTCAAAACGTCTCCACTCAATCATATTTTTGATTGTAGAATGACGCCATCGCAAGTTATTAATTATTTCATCTAGGGTACTTATAATCGTCTTATAGTACGCTAGCTTTTCTTCTGATTTCTGGATATCAATATCAGCATCATAATAGTGATCCATATCACCTTTTAAAACCTTTAAACCATTAAACGGATCAAAGCTCCAGCCTTTTTCCTGAATAGTTTCCTGATCCATTTTGCCGTTATAGTATAGCCATTTATCTTTAAGTAAGATCTTTTGATCTAACTCAGCTTTCTTCATACGAAGTTTTGTGAGAGAATGAATCTCTAAGTATTTAGCATGTAAGGATGGAGTTTTACGCGATTCTTCATCGAGGTTCATTTCCTCAATAACACAGTCTTTCTTCCACATCTCTAAGATGCCTTCAAGATCTAATTTCATATTAAATTCCAAGTCTGGTTTAAACTGGATATATTATATCACACTATTAGGTAAATTGAAACCCTGTAAATGAGAATGATGCATTAAACGTTAGGTACTCCACAGTAGACGCTACTGAGTTTAATTCGAGCCCTGTGACCGACGTAGGGTTGCACCCACTGTAAATAATTCTTTTTGATGGCGTATTGTTGCTAGTAAGAACTGAAATAATAATATCATTCTGAGTAGGATCTTTTGCACTCAAAGTTTGGGATCTTGTTTGCTGTGGTTCATACTTTTCATTGACCATCTCAAGCATCCAGTTATAAAGTTCTGTATATGCTTGAATATCTTCATCAAGAATAAACTGGATATTGAGTTCACCGTAATCTAATGCATCTCCAGGAAGGTTAACATTACCAATGCGTGAATATGGAGTAGTAGGTCCTGTGATTGATACATCAGGATGACTTACTGTCTGCGCAAAGAATTCCAGGTTTGGATATTCTAAACGGCTAACGACTACTTTAAACCCAGTAGGTTGTAAAAAGTTTTTGTTTTCAGTTAAAGCCATTAGCTACTCCACAAAAAAGAAAGGGTGGACCTTTCGATCCACCCAGTATTTATACTATTATTATTGTTATGTAGTAATCTTACGTAGAAACAAGGATGTTGTCTACACGGAAGATTCTGTAGTACTGGTTGTTACCAGGAGCTGGGAGACCAGTCTGAGCAGCAATTGCACCCGTAACGAATGGGTTAGCTGTCATGCCGTAACGAGTCTTAAAGCCGATTCTTGGCTGGAAGTCGTTCTCACCAACTGCACGAACCATGGTCAATGGTACGTATGGACAGTAGAATACACCAGCATCGTATGCGGAAGTACCCTTGTAACCAACGTTGATGTAATCAGCAGATGCATACGGATCAACGTATACCTTCATCTTACCGTTAAGTACACCAGCAAAAGTGTTGCCTGTGTCATCAACATTCAGGTTAGTGGACATAGCAGGAGTGTAGTCCAGCATACCGGAAGCAGCAAGAGCAGAAGCTACATCGGAGGAACAGATAACGAAGTTACCCTTACCACGACGAGTTTCTTTAGCAATTGTGTTTGCTTCACGCTCGATCTGGAAAATCAGTCCTTTGAACTTCTCTACAGACCAACGACCATCAGCATCAGCGTCTACGTCAAAGATACCGTTTGTGGTGGTTTGCGAAGTGGATGCACCGAGCTTAGCTTGTGCGTTTACTGCACGAACAACTTCACGGTTGATCTCTGCAAGGATCTCAGCCGAAAGAATGTTAGCAAGTTCAGTTTCAGCGTCGAGACCGTGGATGGCTTTAAGATCTTGTGCCAATTCCATGGTGTACTCAGCTTTCAGAGCACGTGTCTTAGCAGTAACTGTCTGCTTTTCGATGGAGAATGCCATCTCAGCAAATGGGTTACCAGCAGAGTCACCCAGAGCTTCACCAGCTGCTGTGGTCATGCCTTTACCGTACTCAGAAGAGTCACGGTCGTCGCCAATGCTATCGTCAAGAGCAGAGTCTTTTGCAACGTTAAGACCGGAAGGACCACCAGAACCGTGTGCGGTACCGTCACCGGAGAATGCAGTGTTAGGCTCTGCAATACCCAATGCTTCTGTTCCACCTTGTGTGGAGTACTTGGACTTCATCGCAAAGATGAGGCCAGTAGGACCAGTCATTGGCTGTACACCAGCAATATCGTAAGCCATCAAGTTAGGCATAGCACGACGTACCAGGCTAATCAATACTGGGTCAAAGTTGTCAACGTTGCCGCCGGTAGCGTTAGCGGGAGCAGCTTCGTTAATGGAACCAAACGCAGAAAAACCTGCTTCTTCACGCATTGCGCGCTCTTGGTTTTCGAGGATTGCAGCAGTTACCTGCTTGCGGTAGTTATCGGAAATAGGACCAGCAGTTTCTTCATTAAGAACTGGCGCCCACTTCGATACGAGATTATCGTAAGATTGCATGTTTATACACCTTTATTTAAGTTAGTTAGTTGTGTGTCTTTTAATTGCAGAAACGTAGCGAGACATAGTTTCGGAAACTTCAGTTTCTTCTGCTTCGTCACCTACAACTTCTTCTGCAACGGTTACTTTTTTCTTGGTGAAGTAAGATTCTTTGATGGTAGCTACTTTCGAAGCGAAAGTCTCTGGATCTTCAAAATCAATATCTTCGGCTAGAGTTTTCAACTTTTCTACTTGAGTTTCAGCCAAG